TCTTCTTCGTCTAAACGTGCGAATGAATCAAAACCATTTCCAGGACTACAAGAAAACCAAATTCTTTGTAATACTAAGTGTAGACAAGATGCGCCTTCGCCATTTTTTGCCATTGCTGAAACATCACCAAAAACTGTTGTTCCACCATTTCCGTCTGATTCATTTACTATTTTAATAACCACTCTTGCATCGTTTTGTTGCAAGATATCTGGTCCTTGTACTGCGTCTGCCATAATCCCTCCTTAATTAAGATTACTAGATGGGGCCGAAGCCCCATCATATTTTATTTATTAACCGTTATTGTAATCAAAAGCTGCGCCAGTGATTTTAATAACTAATTTACCTGCTGTGTAAGCTGCATCAGTAGCTGCTCCACAAGTTAAGTATAGGTATTTTTTAGTTAATGCTGCAAGTGTTGATCCACCATCAGCAGAAGCATAAAAACCTAAAGTTAAATCACCATTATTAAATAAATTTGTTCCACTTGTTACTGCTGCATTTTCTGCATCAGTAGCTGTAGCTGAACAATCTAAATTAATATCTGGATCTCCACCTGTTGGTACTTCTAAGCATGCAAATTCTATTTCAAATGGAATACCATTAACTCCAGTTGTTAGTTCTGCGATGTAAGCGTTAGCTGTTCCACCATCAGTACCAATAATATCATTTGCACCACCACCAGAAGCTAATCCACCATGTAGATCGATTAGAATAGTAGTGTAGATAAGACCACCAATTTTATTCACGAATGTGTTAATTGCTGTATCAGCAATTCCTGTTCCGTGATCATTAGGTGTAACTTTGAAAATAGTAGCTGCTGTACCTAAACTTCCATTGTTAGTACCTGTTGAAGTACCTGCTGCTACAATGTTGTTTCCAGTGCTAGCAACTTTTTCTACTTCCATACCACCCGCTGCTTTTATAACAGCGTAATCTACAAATGCTCCTGTAGTAGTGTTCTTAGTTGTTGCTTTTATATCGCCATCGGAACGTACCGTTCCATTAAACGTTGTTGTTGCCATTTTATAATCCTCCTAGATTATGTGAATACTGTCTCTAGGCCGTCGACTATACGCGTCAGTATTCTATTATTAATTGTATAGTGATTAAATTATATGTTATTTTTTGATTGAGTGCAAGAGATCCCTGCATAAAAGTACGTTTTCAGCGATGTGGCGTTTATCTAAGTTGCCACAGAAACTTGGGCAGCTGAATCTCTAATTGCATTTTCTCTATCAGCAATTTTAAATTCTTCAGCTTTAATCTCAGTAATAATACCTTTAATTGTATTATCAATTTCGACCATGTTAAGAGTATATTTGCCACTTTGCTCATACTCCAACTGCCATCTCAACTCCAAGGACCTTTTTTGTTTGTATAGGTCTTCGGTCATGATTAACCTCCTCATAGGTTATTCTGTTGGGAATATCTCTAAACATTCCCGTTGATTCCCACTTTATAGACTTTTCTCCTAGCTTGTCAAGGATTGATTTCTCTATAGATTCACGATTATCCTCTGCTAAAACTTCAAATTTAGCATGATAATCATAAGCCCATATATTAACTAGAAATTGTCGCATTTTTCTTTCTAAAAGTAAATTGTGGCGGAACTGTGTCCGCCACAAAATATTATTTTATTATGCTCCCGGTGATCCGAAAATACCTCTCCAGTCGGAGAACCCAAATGAGTATCTCTCTCTAGCTTTGTATCTTACGTTTCCAGTTGTAAAGTCGCCTTCCATAGCTGTTTTTAATGGTGCTCTCACAAAATGTTTAAGACCATTAGGTACATCTGTTTTAATGAACCAAGCATCTGTATCAGTTAAGTAATGATTCACAGTATAACCTTGTGGAATCATTCCCATAGATACAACTGCATTGATATCATTATCAGCTGTTCCAACTCTTTGTGTTGACTTCATAAGTCTCTCAGCAGTAAATTGTAAAGCTGAAGGCACAATTAATTTCATACCTTTAGCTGCAATTTTTAAACCTCTTTCATCTGTAAGAGCTGCAATGTCAATTAATGCTTGCTCCAAAGATGTTTCGTTAAGGTCTGCTGCAGTAGATAACTCATTCTGTTCAGTTCCAGTAACGATAGGGTGGTCAGTAGCTAAAAGCTCCTTACCATCTCCACCATCTGCTGTTCCGAACCCGTTGTTTAACACCTTAGCTGCTTTCACTTGTTTAGTGTTAGCCATTGATCTCGCTAAAGCTTTTGTATATCTAGACGCAAGTCTATCGTACAAATTATCCTCGATCGCTTCTTCAGTGATCGCGAACGCTAAAGCAAGCGTTTCATGTGTATAACGAGCGGTGAAAGTTTCTTGAGCGTTGTCAAATGTAACTCCCGTTCCTTCTGCTTTGATTGGTGCATTTGCGAAACCAGATAACATTACTTCTTCTTCAAAAGCTCTGTCACTGTTTTCAGTGTCAAAAATCTCCGCATGTTCGTTAGCATAGTTTTTGTATTCCAAGCCGAATAGTGCATTCAAACCTGGCTCTAGTTCTTTTACTAGTTGTCCTCTTGATATAGCCATAATTTATTCTCCTATTCTGCTATTATACGCCAGTTGCGGTCATATAGAAATGTTCGTTAATGATCACTTTAAAATTACAATTAGCTGCTGTTAAGTCGCTATTGTCAGGATCATCCGAAACTCCGATAATTCGCAAGTTGGCTGTTGTTTGTGTGTCTGATGCGTCCGCTACTTCAGTTTTAGAAACAAAATGCGGAGTAACACCTGCGCCAACAGAAACATCGGCGTTTGTGAAAACGTCTAGTTGTTGAGTTGCGCCTGATGCTGCCGATTGTATTTCATAAACTTGAAATGGGTCGTCAGTTATAAAAGCTTTGATATCAGTAGCTGCATTTGAAGCAACTAAGTGATTAGCAAAGGTTGGTTTACTTGTTGAAGCGTCAGTGAAAAACACACCCTGACAAGAGCCCAAAAGAACTCCGTTATCAGTAGCTGCGCCTATGCCAACAGTTCCTGCTGCCAAAGCAACCATAAGGTCGTTTTGAGCAAAAGCTGAAGCACATGCTGCTACTTCATATTCAGTAGCTGCGTTATTATCTGCTGACTGTCCAATTTTGCCTAGGGGTTTTAATCCGAAAGCTGCGTCTTGGTTTGCCATATTATTTTCTCCTTTAGTGACCTGTCCTTACGGACCTCCAGTCACAATTAATTTAATTCGTTGGCAAAAATTACTAAAAAATTATTAGTCTTTTTTTGTACCACCGAAGGTTACACGGGTCTGTCTATCAATATCGATAGGCATTCCTGGGTGCTGTTCCTTCATAAGGTCATCATTGATCGCGTCGTCTTTTTGTTGTGTAAGGTTATCAAAATACTCCTTACGCGATTTAACTAACTCTAAAGATATCCTAGCCAGCAATAGTCCGCCAACTCCGATCACTCCCTTGTACTTACCTGTATCAATCGCTGGATAATCTGTGTCAGGGTATTCATCAGCTCTCACTAATTCGTAACCTGATCTCAGCTTACCGGCCATGTTTTTTGTATCGTCAAAACCCATAGACTCGGCTCTTATCCACCTGTGATGATATCCATCTGGTGCAGGGGGTGCATCTAAAGATGATGGTGGAGTCCAAACTTGTTTTCTTACTTCTTTAACTCTAGTTTGACTCGCACGGGAAGCTTTTATTGTATCTTTTTGCATATGCTTATATCTCCTTCGTGATTATTTTTAATTGTTTCGCATAGTCTTCTAATGGCACTCCTAATTTTTTAGCAATTGCTACCTGCGATGAAGTGAGTCTCACAGTTTGGCGACCAGGTTTAACACTTCGCGTTGCCGACGCTACTGTTTGTGTAGGTTTGGTCGTTCCTTCCGATAGTTCTTTTCTATCAAATTTATGTGGGAAGTCAAGTCTCATTCGCTTGTCTATCTCAGAATAATATTCGTTAGAATGTGGGTCGAAGCCTTCTTGTTTAGTTAACTTCTCATGTAAGTCAAACGCTGTGTAAGTCATAGCATTATCCTTGCCAAACCATTCATTTCTATCCGCCCATGCCTCTGCTTTTGGATCAGCAGGAGGTGCTTGAATTGCTTGGTTTAAAGAAGGCTGAGGAACACGAGTTTCTTTTAATTGTTGTTGGTATCTACTTTTTAAAGTATTAACTTTAGATTCTTCAATACCAATTCTAGAAATATCTTTTTGTGCATCAACTTCTGCGTCAATATCACCCGCTTCTCTTGCTTTTAAAAGTTTTGCTTTAGCAGCTTCTAAGCCAGTCTTTAATTTACTTTCTAAAGCATTAACATAGCCTGGTTCTAATCTAGAAACTTTTGTTTTTAATTGTTCTAATTCAACTTGGCCACCTTTTGCAAATTCTAAAGCAGCTTCTTTTTGTCTTTCTGCTTCACGCCATTTTTTAGTTAGCTTTGCAATTCTTTTTTGAACGCCTTCGCTGTATTGTTCTAATTCTTCTTTTGGTTCTTCTTTTTTAGTTTCTTCTTTTACTTCTTCTGTTTTAGGTTCTTCAACCTTAGATTCTACTTTTGCTTCGTCAAGTTTTTCTTCACGTTCATTTTCATAAGTTTTATCTTGTTCGTTAGTAGTTTCTTCTTTTACTTCTTTTACTTTTTCTTCCTCTAATTCAACCTCTGCACCGGGACCCGATGTATCGATATCAACTAGATCTTGTTTGTCATCTTCTGGCATAGTTATCTCCTTCTATGTTATACATTATGCAACACTGATTCAGGATCTTTTATAGTTCCTAAAACTTCGTCGTCGTTTAATAAACGGACTTCTCCGCCGTCAATTGGTAATCTTGATCCTGCATATCTTGCAAAAATCACCCAATCTCCTTTTTTGCACCAAGAGCCTGTAGGAAATTTTTCCTTATCATAATATGCTAAAGGTCCAACTTTTAAAACATAACCACAGTTTGTAGCTATCCTTAATTTCTCTAATGATTCTTGTGCAATAATAATTCCACCTTTAGTTTTCTCTTTCGGTGTGAAAGGTAAAACTAAAAGTCTCCAGCCGCTAGGTTCGGGTAGCTGGTCTTTTACGTTTTGTATATTGTCTGGATTTAAAGGTTCTTTTTCACCTATAGATTCTTTTTCGTATTTTTCAGAAAGTGCATTCCTATGTTTTGGAATTGCCTTTTCCGTTGCTGATGTCGATAACGTTTCCTTGCTCATCTTTTTGCTCCTTCTGTTCTAGCAGGTTAGAGATTTCCTGTAGTAAGTATTGATATGTTCTTGCTTGTCCTAACATATACTGGTATTTTTCCATATTGTCAACACCACCACTTATCATGGCATCTCCAACTCTTTGTAAACTGTCTCTCATTATTTTTTGTATCTTCGATACAATTACTAACGGATCCACTTATATCATTCCTTTATAATATTTCTTGTTGTGTGGATTTGATAAATTAACTCCACCATACTCACCTCTAATGCTTG